TTACTGGAGGATGAAAATGGATAATTATACAGCAGTAATGATAGCAGAAGGTGTGGATGAAGCATCAGAAGAAGAACACATAGAAGCGTGGCAGCATCTTATCGACACCGGCATGTGCTGGACGCTGCAAGGTTTCTTTGGTAGGACGGCTGCGGATCTGATCGAAGCCGGTATCTGTCATGCGGCTAGTGAGGAGGTGACAGGATGAATAAAAACTGGTATACCAACTGTAGGGCTGAAATCGAGAGGTTGTATGGTAACGACGCTGATTTATTCTGCCACCTTCTCGCGGCGACATCACCGCGTAAACAGGTGACAGCCAACTGGAGACTGGCCGAGAGGATATACGAGAGCTACAAGATGGGCACCCTTGACCTGGCTGGGACGCTACCGGCCCACAGACCGAATGTTATGCGTGCCATAGCTGGTGAGGAACTGTCCGGCAGGAAGGTCAGGGCGTTCGCAAGGAACCTGTGCGGGGATATGGACGTGGTGTGTGTCGATGTTTGGATGATGCGATGGGCCGGGTTCAAGAAACTGACGGGTAAGACATACACGTTCATCGAGAATCTCGTCAAGCAAATGGCCGCTGTGTATCACATGAAACCGGCAGAAATGCAAGCTGAACTCTGGTGTGATATAATCAGAGAAAATGGCAAGACGCCGAGATCGTATCTTGCCACGATTGATAACCAGATGTATTTTTGGGAGAACGCCGATGATAGAGTTGACGACTGAAGACACTGAAAAACACTGTAAGACACTTGAAGACATTGGTTGCCCCGAAGAGCTACAGATAGAAATGCTGGAACGGTTCGTAACCACATTCGAGGGAGGTGAAAATGCGACGCTTTACTAAGGGTGAGATTGACGACGCGGCGGATCATAGGTATAGGGCATCTGTCGCCGGGCATGGTCTGGACAATGGCATGAAGATAGCTTATAAAGTTTGGAAGATATTTAAGGCAGAGAAACTTCGCAGGAAGGGGATCAAGAAGTGATCGATTGTATAGATGGTGACGGTTATGCGGAATTATCGAATCCAGGTGAGGAAGATTACAGAACCGCTCACCTTCAAAAGAAGGACGGATCGTATGCCGATGTGGTGATGCCAGCAGATATTTTTATGAAAAATAAATCAGAGAGCGTACCGAAAGGGGGTGCAATTTGCTAAGAAGTGTGGACGCGAAAAGAAAAATAACGAAAGAGCAAGAAGATGCTTTTAGATTAAGGCATCACGATCACGAAGGACTGACCGAAGAGGAAGCCGCTGATGAACTGGGCATATCTCCTCGTGCAGTACGTGGACGCCTCACCAGGATGCAGAAGATAGCTCCGCAGTTGTTTCCTATTCTTAATCGGAAAAACGCAAAAGTATGGGGATTATGGCGTGAAGGTGGACTAACCTGTGCAGAAATAAGTGAGCGTATGGGAACTACGGAAAAAGCAATCACGGAAAGACTTCAACACGTTAAGAAGAAGATGGGTTATACTGAAAGGATAACAGCCAACCCACACCGGGCGATCTCGCTCGATACATTGGACATAGATACAGTAATTGTAAAGAAGTATTAACGAGAGCCGGGCACCATAAAGCTGTTGACAGCAACCTTGTAAATCATGGTATAAGCCCGGCTCACTTTTTACGGAGGTAAATTATGAGAGAATTTGAAGGCGGTGCCACACGAGATACCGATGAAACCAAGTTGGATATAGAGGGTTTCAATAACCCGCTGGTTGATAAGTGTTATGCTGAGTACCTGAACAAGCACCGACAGACAGCTAACGGTTTACGGGATAGCGATAACTGGCAGAACCTATTCGGCGAGAAGCACTTTGATGTGTGCATGAAATCGCTCTGTCGTCACGTCTTAGACGCACGCCTGGCACACAGAGGATACACAAGCGAACAGTCTATCAGAGACAGCCTGAACGCGATCATCTTTAACGCCAAGGCTTATCTGCTCAAGCTGTTACTCGAAGATGATCTAAAAAAGGAAACCAAGCCTGGCTACGGCGTTAACGCCGACCGCACTAAACCAGTACCAGGAGGATATTGATGCTTAGAACAATATTATTGGTTCTGATGGTATCGTCCTTCTTCGGCCTGGGTGTGTGCGATCTCCTGGCTCGACAATGGCGAACAGGTATTGCCTCGATCCTGCTCGGAATCGTGCAGATGATTATATTCTGGAGGAAATTATGAAGGTCTTTTTGGATATGGATGAGGTACTTACCGACTTCAATAAAAAGGTATACGAGGTTTTCGGTATCCCCTATAAATATGAAACCCTTTCTGAAAACTATAATTATTTTTCAGAGATAGGCCAAACAAGAGAGAGTGTTTCTGAGAAGTGTAATGTAGCATTTTGGAAGAGCATTGAATGGATGCACGACGGCATAGATATTCTGTGTGCCGTGCTCAATACATTTCCTGCGAGGGCTAACGAAATTTATCTTTTATCAGTACCAATGCCCAATCTTAAGTCATACGAAGGCAAATTATTGTGGGTTAGGGAACATTTTCCAATTCTTGAAAAGAGAACAATCATCATGGAGACACCAAAGTCGTTGTTCGCTGGGCCTGACACCCTGCTCATAGACGACAAGGACGAGAACATAGAGGAGTTCGTTGCGGCTGGTGGTCAAGGACTCCTGGTGCCGCGTCCATGGAACAGGGCTCATTTCTATGCGGATAGAACACTTGACATTGTTAAGCAATTTCTGGAGGATTTATAATGGCGAAGGTACTCGTAATTGGTGATCCACATGAACCTGTATGTCATCCCGGATACCGGGCGTTCTGTCGGTCGCTCAGAAAAAAGTTCAAAACGACTAAAACAGTCATCATAGGTGATATTTGTGACCATCATGCAATCAGCTTCCATGCAGCTAACCCTATGTGTCCCGGCCCTGACGATGAATACACACTTACTAAGCAGAAGATAAAGCTGTGGTACAAAGATTTTCCGAAGGCCGTTGTCACCATAGGTAATCACGACATGCGTGTTCTCCGATTGGCCGAATCAGTTAATATACCGCCGCAGTACCTTCGAGACTTTAACACAGTATGGAAAACTAAAACGTGGAAGTGGGTAGAAGATACTGTAATTGATGACGTGTTCTATTTTCACGGCATAGGTAGGGGTGGGCTACACCCGGCGTATAATGCTATGAAAGATAACTTGATGTCAACTGTGATGGGGCACTGTCACTCAGTAGCCGGGACTCAGTGGAAAGCCAACCCTAACAGGCGGATATTTGGCATGGACACAGGCTGCGGTATCGACGTTAAGGCGTGGCAGTTTGCATACGGTAAACACATGGCCCGTCGTCCTATTTTAGCAGCCGGTGTAGTCTTAAATGGAGACCCGCAGCATTTCATCATGCCATGTGGACCAGGTGAGAGGTTCCATAAATCGAGGTTCAAATGAGCGTAAAAGGAACATGGCCCCGGCCATTCACAAACACACGAGAGGAACGGGATCTCCGCAAAGAGCTTATGTATGGAGAGATTACCCTGGCGGAGTATAACAGACGATATAAACGCCTTCAGAAACGAGGGTTTATTAAGAGAAATGGGAGGGTGATTTGACCGTAACCGAAATACTAACGACAGCTAACTACCCAACCGACGTGCTTACATTAGACTTCGAGAGCTATTATGACCAGGACTACTCCCTCAAGAAATTATCCATCGTGGAGTACGTTACTGACTCCAGGTTTAGTCTGACCGGCTTAGGTATTAAGATTAACGACGGGACATCCGTATTCGTGCCCGGTCCCCAGGTTCCGTGGGCCATCGAACGGCTTCAGAAGAAGTTCGGCGTCATGTTACACAATGTCGTTTGTGTAACAAAGAACAGCAAATTTGATATACTAATTCTGGCAAACAAGTTCGGGATCTACCCGCCGTATAACATCGATATCGAAGACCTCAGTAGGTACTATGACTCCAGGATGAAGCACACATTGGCGGCTCTGGCTAAACTGTTCAAGCTCCAGGATAAGGGTGACACCAGCCAGTTCAAGGGTCAGCACTGTGCTGACATAGACTGGGTAGCCATGAAGAAATACTGCCTGGGTGATGTCGATATTGAATCACAGTTGCTTGAGATACTACTGCCAATGATCGACAACCCAGAGGTGGAGCTACCGCTGATGAACCACACCCTGAACCTGTACCTGAAGCCGACGTTCGATCTGGATATGGAGATGGCTAAGGATATAGCGTTTGACATGGGTGTTGAACTCGGGAATGATCTGGAACAGATACCCTGGATATTGGAGTATGCTACGAAGACCAAGAAAACTATGGAGCAAATTCTTCGAGCCAGGAGTATCTTCCCAAAGATCCTACAGGATGTCCTACCAGAGGGCGAGAAAGTGCCAATGAAACAGGGTAAGAAGAAGATGATCCCGGCCCTGGCTCAGGATGATGTCGCATTTCAGTTACTACTCACTCACTCGAATGATAAGGTGCGGCTGTTGTGCAAGGCTAAGGCCGCGTGTACCAGTTGGCCATTGCATCAAGCAAAAATGCAGCATATAATTAAACAGGCTGAATGTTCGGACGGTAAGGCCAGAGTCGCTATGAAGTTCTATGGTGCTCACACCGGGCGATGGTCGGGCACACAGGGCACGAATATGCTTAATCTCGGTGGTAAGGGCAGGGGCAAAGCGATACACCCTTTAATTGGTAAGGTACGACATGCCCTACTTGCACCAGATGACCAGATGCTCGTGATACCAGATTCGTGCCAGATAGAGGCCAGAGAATTAGCCTGGATATCCGGGCAGAATGATTTAGTGAAAGGGTTTGCAGATGGACAAGATATTTACTCTGTTTTCGCTACTCGGCTTTTCGGTGAGGAGGTGCGAAAACCTACAGATGCTGACACCCCCGAAGCCGCAAAGATCCTTACGATACGAAGAGGTTTTGGGAAAGACGCTATTCTGGGGTGCGGATACGGAATGGGGACCAACACTTTTTTTGATAGATGTAGGCAAAATGAATCCCTACGTCCCCTTTTCGACTCTGGTAAGTATGACTGGGATTTCATCGATAAACTCATTAAGACGTACCGGACAACGTATACTCAAATCCCTAAATTTTGGAAGGCTATGGAGTCCTGTTTCCGCTGGGTGACGAAGTATCCGCATGAGGTGATGACGTACTACATCCCCACGGATGATACCTGTTTACATGAGGGCATGGAGAAGCAGAAGCCGCTTATCAAGAACGCTATACTAACTTTCTGGAAAGAGGGAACCACGACGATCATCCAGTTACCGTCAGGCCGACGATTATTCTACCGCCAGGCTTCTGTTGAACCCAAGGGTAAGATTAATACTATTCATGGACCGCTCTGGGGTGGCAGCATCACGGAGAATGTCATCCAGAGTATCTGTCGTGACCTACTTGGTGGCTGGCTACTGGAATGTGAACGAGAACGAATACCGATCATACTCCACACGTATGATGAACTTGTCGGGTGTGTGCCCGAACACCGGGCCGAAGAGAGCCTGGCGAAGATGATAGAAATTATGAGAACCGGCCCTGACTGGGCGGCTGGATTACCGTTGGATGCAGAAGGGGGAACATCACCGTGTTTCAAAAAATAATATGTTTATTGCGTGGGCACAAAAGTTGTGGTCGTGATACCAAGTACACGCGACACTACATTAGGATACCAGCCGGGCGTGGAGCTTTTTGCCAAGACCCAGAACGTTATAGATACGCCGGTAGGTTGTATCGATGTGCCCGTTGTGGTGAATTGCTCCTGACCCACGGCGTTCTTTCTTGGGAACTGGCGGATCTTATTAAAGCTACACTCAAGGATTTACCTGAGTTATTTTTTGAAGACATTTTTAACCATTAGAACTATAATATTGTGAGAATTTATAAATGAAACGACGATCCAAAGCCGACAAAATAGGTGATTGCTTCACAGCCTTCAAGTGTATCAAGGAGGGCAGGAAGGTAAAGCGGAACGGTGCCAAGGACGGCAGTATCCCGACGCATCCGGTGGTGCCAGTAGATGAGACCAAGAGCGAGGCTGAAGTATCAAAAGAGTGTATGGCCTGGTTGAAACGTCATGGCGTAATGTGTGACAGGAACAATGTTGGTGCCGGGAGTATGGGTACCAGCGGGTTTCATAGCTACGGGATCAAGAACGGGGGCGACGGTATTGGACTATTTCCTAATGGCATTCACTTCGAGATCGAGTTTAAGAGGGGTGCCGGTGGTCGGCTTAGTAAGGGGCAGCAGAAACGAATGAACGATGTCCGGGACAATAAGGGGTATTATTTTATTGTTCACGGTGTCGAGGAACTTAAATATTGTTTTAGGGGATACTGAGATGAAATTTAAGATCAAAGTACGTGGACCTAAAGGAAATGAATGGTGGGAAGAGGATGATCGAGAAGTAGAATCACAAATAAAAGTTCGTGGTTATGAAATACAGCCAGAGTTTACTGGCGATATCGATCAATGGGGCCGTGACATCGTCGCGTGGTATAACGAGAGTGAACCACCCGAAAGACATAGGACATTTATTAAGGCAGAAATGCTATGAGTAAACGAAAACTACACATATCAGCGACTTCAATAAACAATTTCAAGGCGTGCCCTATGAGGTTCCGAAACGCGAACGTGCTGGGCATTAGAAAAGAGGAAGAGACAGAGGCACAGCGGCTGGGGACACACTGGCACCGGATACTCGATATTATAACGAGAAAACCTGAGAGCGTTTGTGCCAGGTGTGCTAAATTATCAGCCAACGACCCAGGCTGTTCGATCTGTGCCGGGACCGGATTCCTTCCGAAGAATCTCATGGATGCTGTATACCGTGAACTGGACAGGATTTACGAGAAGAAAACGTATCTCGATCCCGGAGTAATTGCGGTCGAAAAGAATAAATTACTATACGCATTGACTGGCTATCGGTGGTACTATGAGGACCAGCCCGAAGAGGTAGTGACACGAGAGCGGCGGTTTGAACTGTCGCTTATTAATCCTGAATCTGGCCGGGCTTTACCGGGTGTAAGACTGGTAGGGATGATTGATAAGATCGTTAACTGGTCAGGCCGACCGGCGATTAAGGAGCACAAGTCAACCAGCAGTTCAGTGGCACCTGACTCTGATTACTGGGGGCACCTTAACCTGGACACCCAGACGAAACTGTACCTGTATGCCGCCCGGAGATTACAGCGTGACGGACTCCTGGCTGGCTGGGGGATCAAGGAATCAGATCCGTTGATCAACACGATTCTCTACGACGTGTTCCACAAGCCCAGCATCAGCCCGAAGAAACTTCCCAGGGCGAGAGTAAACAATTTGTCGAGGATGGGTTGTATTGTGGGCAGGAGTTTGGGGTAATACAGGGCACTGGTGATTGGATTCATGTTAACGGTATTCAGGCCGAGACTGAACCCGGCAAAAAAGAGGGCACCTTCGCCATCAAGGAAACGCCAGAGATGTACGGTGCCCGACTCCTGGCTGACATCGGCGAACGTCCCGAGTTTTACTTCAGGTGCGTAGAGATGACCAGGACTGACGCAGAGATGGAATCGTTCGAGTGGGAACTCTTGAACATATATCGCAGTATGCAGAACATGATTAAAACCGATCACTGGTACCATGATGAGCATCAGTGCCAGGCCACGTTTACCTGTGACTACATGCCGTTTTGTTATAACAATATCGAGTTATCCATTGATGAAATCCCAGACGGATTTAAGTTAATATTTAATAAAGAGGAGGAATAAATATGTTTCATGTCTTTACAAGTAGGAGCCGTATTATAGAGCGTTATAGTATTTATGATTCAGCGAATTCCTGTCAGTTTCTACACAGTGACGGTCGTGCGTTATTTACACCCGAATATTTCCCAACAGAAGCAGACGCTCAAGCCGTCCTGGATAAGTTCTATCCGAAGCCAGAGCATGTGTGGAGACATGGGGATGTGTTTGAGTCCGGGCATCCGAGTAATCCGGGTATTATGATGTATATTCGGCTACAAGAAGGGGGTTCCAAAATACACCCAGCACAAGTGATTTATCTGAAGGACGGTACCTATACGGTTAGCCCGGCATCAAAGTATCTCATCAATACAAAATTTCTATTCAATATTAGGGAGAAGATCTAATGGCTGTAATACCACCAGCAAGAACAGTAAAACCGAAACCCCCGGCGACCAGAGTACCAGCCCCGACAGGGAATAAAAAACCAGCGTCGGTTGCCAAGACATTCAAGACGGCTACCTGGGAGACATCCGAAGAAGGCAAACGGATAGTCCTGTACGGAGATTCCGGTATGGGCAAAACCACCCTGGCCGCGTTGCTATACAAGTCTAAATTCATCGACTTTAGGGGTGGTAGCGATAAGATCAAACACCCCATAACGGGTGAGAAACTGAACCATATTCCTGACGTAGAAACATTTGAGGATGTCCGGGCCGTATGCCGCCAGCCGGGATTACTCATGCCGGGCGACACCCTTGTTATCGATACCGGCACGGAGTTTGAGGACCGTGGATTGGAGTGGACCCTGGCGAATGTCCCTCACGAGAAGGGTAAACCGATACACCGTATTGCAGATTATGGTTATGGTAAGGGTTATCGACACCTATATGATACCATGAAACTACCGTTAGCAGACTTTGACACTCTGATACGACAGGGGGTGTCGGTGGCCGTAACCTGTCAGATGCAACAAATTAAAGTTGCTCATGCCGGGGGTGAAGACTTTCTTTGTGATGTGCCCAAACTTCAACGTCAGCACGGTGAAACATCACCGGCTATCTGGGCTATGTATTGTGAGTGGGCCGATCATATTCTGAAGATCGGATACAATGACATACAGACCGAGGACGGTAAGGCAGCGGGTGGCAGTGAACGTGCGATATTTGTTCATGGCAAGGTCTACTTCAAAGCAAAAAGTAGAGTTGTTCCGAGTAGGTTCCCGATTGTCTCGTTCTCCCATCCTGGTGACGATACGATCTGGCAGTTTATATTCGATGAGAACTGGCCGAAGGAGGGTGAGTGATGGGTTATATAGTAGGTGAAGGAGAGTTTATTCCATTGGTCTGGGACGGCACACCTAATGCCTTTTTATCAAAGGACACGTTAGCTATAAAGATGGATTAGGTATTTAAGGAAAGCTGGTATTACGTTACGTGAATTAGCGAATTTTTATGGCGTCACTGAAACACTTATTTCGCTTATTTACAGAAGAAAAATTTGGAAACACGTTTATTAAAAACCGTAAAATTTTGGAGGAATTAACTATGGGAAATCAAGTAGACAGAACAGGCAGCTTTCGTTTTAATAAAGTGCTCGAAGCTGGCGTAGGTGCCAAAGCAGATGAAAAAGGCAAGACCACCAACGTGTCATTCAACGTGCGATTGCTCCTCAGTGAATACTGGGATGAGCAGGAGGGCGTCTGGGTAGACTGGTCAGAGTATGAAGTGGAGTTATCGGCATACTTCTATCTCTTCGGAACCAGCAAGAAAACTGGTAAGAAGGGACCAACGATCAATCACACCCAGGTTATGAAGGTATTCAACTGGGATGGCCGGTCGTTTCAGGTTCTCGCCAATGAAGACTACTCAGAAACCAAGGGCCAGGTCAGAATTATCGATAATGACCCTGAGTACGCCGAGCGTAATCCGTTCCAGGTGGCGTTCCTGGATGTATTCGACGCCGACCCCAGCAGCCAGTTACGCAAGCTCGATCCGGCTGGCCTGAAGAAACTGGATGCAGAGATGGCCATGCTACTCCAGTCATCTGGTGCTGCTCCAGCAATAGCAACGGTCCCAGCTAAGAAGACTACAAAACCTAAGCCCCCGGCCAAGGATGGGACTAAACCCTCAGCCCCTGAGCCAGAGCCAGAGCCAGAAGTGGTAACGCCCCCCACAGAAGCAGAGAAGAAAGCAACACTCAAGGCCAAGTCGGAAAGACTCCTGAAGGCAGCGGAGACGGAAGCAGCAGAAGGTGGCTTGACGAAACAGCAAGCGTATGAGTTCGTGGTCGAGATGCAAGCCGATGAGTGTACCGATGAACAACGGAACGCCAGTTGGAACGCGGCTATCGTCGAGATTGCGGGGGATGCCACACCAGACGAGGACGTGACAGATAAACAGTGGCGTCTGATCGCCAATAAGACCCTCGATGAAGTGGGGAAATTCTAATGGAAGCAGCATATAAAATAAACATAGTTTGTCGAAACTGTGGCCACATACCGATGGAAGAATATGCTTCAGAGGTAGTTAAAATGGCTAAAAAATTTCCTGTACCCAAGGGTACGACAATAAAGGCTGCTCTAATGAGCATGACCTGTGAGAACTGTGGATGTGAAGGATACATGGGACTATTGAACCAACCCGGTTAGCCCCTAATGCGGGACCGCACGGTATACGGTTGAGGGGTGGATAAGCTCGGTTATCCGCAGCGATTACCCACCCCTCTGTATTTTCTGGAGACCAAGATGAATTTCGCAGAAGACTTTGAAATCTACAAACAGAATATGTTCCCGGTCATGTACGATCACCTGGCCAGGGAACTCGGGGTCAAGGTCTCTTCTATCCAACAGTTAGGCGTCGGGTTCTACCCGGCGAAACAGTCGTGGGTATTCGCCGAGCGGGATTACAAGGGAGAGATCGTCGGTCTATCATTACGATCTATGGATGGTAAAAAATTCATGGAACCGGGATCAAAGCGTGGATTGATCTACGCATACAATGAAAATAATTTAGAAGGGGAGGAACGCTATGCAGCCGGACAATATCACTGGGTGCGAGTGCAAGAAGTCGGTATTGAATGTCCTATTTGTGGAAAGCCAGACTGGTGTATGGTTAGCTCGGATAACCCGGAAGATCCTTCTGCGGTGCTCTGTTCTCGTATTGAAGAAGGATCAGTCAAATCTATTGGATCAGCCGGGTATCTTCATCTGCGAAAACATCAGCAGCGAGACGATACGCTTGGGACAAGTGTGTTACACCTCTCAGATCTACCCATACCCATCGTTGAGGGTGCATCGGATGTACTTGCTGCCCTGGACCTCGGTCTTACGGCTATTGGTCGGCCTTCTGCTAAAGGGGGCATGGCAGAACTCAAGGAGATGCCACTCGCAGGAAAGACGATCTGGATCTTAGGGGAGAACGATGCCGGTGCCGGTAAAGCCGGGATGCAAAAGACTCTGGTAAATCTCGTACACCTGTCCAAGGATATCGTGTGCGTTATGCCACCAGAGGGTGTCAAGGATTTGCGACAATGGACTAAGCTGCGGCTTACCATAGAATCGCTGACTGCGTATGTGACTAAGTATGGAGTAGTCAATGAAAAAGATCCCAATTTATTTGCTGACGACATCGCTCACACCATAGCCATTGCTTTCCTGGATCGATACCGGGATGACAACGGGGTACAAACTCTTAGGAGCTATCACGGCGAATGGGAAGAATGGTCTGAAGGTAGGTATAGACAGCTTGACACTGATGTTTTTAGAGGTAGATTTTACACGTTTCTCAAGGGAAAACGGTATATCAAACCCACTAAAGAGGGTGTCGATATAGTGGCATATAAGCCGACCAAAAGTAAGATCAATGATATAATAGACGCCTTAAGTAGCCACTGTCCGGTACCCTTTGATCCCCCTACGTGGATTTATCAAGGGGGCAGACCTGATACCAGGAACCTGATAGCGTTTAAGAACGGGCTTCTTGATGTGGATGAGTATTGCAGGACAGGTAAGGCAAAACTTCTGGACCCGACACCGGATCTGTTTACGCTCGCCACGTTACCCTATGACTATCTACCCTATGCCTGGTCTAAACTATTCGATGACTACTGCACGATGACGTTTAATAAAGACGCTGACAGCATACGATTATTGGCCCAATGGTTTGGTTACAATCTTGTGTTCGACACCAGCCAAGAAAAATTTATGATGTTCATCGGACCGACACGCTCGGGTAAGAGTACGATCCTGTCGGCTATGGAAGCCATGCTCGGCCAGGAACAGTGCGGGTCAACAAGTCTACCCCTTCTGGCTAATTCTCATGGCCTCAGTTCCCTGATCGGTAAGGGGTCTGCAATAGCTGGTGACATGAAGGGGACCATCCGCAAGGCTGAAATGGACGCTGCACTTGAGGTCATACTCAGGATTACTGGCCGAGACCGGATACCGATCAATCCTAAATTCGTAGCTCCATTCGACGCAGAACTCGCGTGTAGATTTACGATGGCCATGAACGATCTGCCGATGTTTACCGATCACTCCAGGGCTATCGTGGCTCGAACGCTCATATTAAATTTCCCCAACTCATACTATGGCCGGGAAGATTTCTCGCTCAAAAACAGATTACGTGAAGAGGCTATCAAGGGGAATCTGATAAACTTCGCCCTCTGGGGTTTGAAGGATCTCAGGGAACAGGGTAGGTTCGTAGAACCGGAAATATCAAAGGGCGTCATCGGTCAGTTTAAGGAACTGGTATCACCTATAACGTCCTTCATAGAAGAGTGCTGCACTACTGGAGCAGGATTGTACCTGGAGAAAAAACAACTGTACGACACCTGGCGAGAATGGTGCCGGGATAACGACAGGAAACCAGGCAATAGACAAATGTTTCACAGGTGGCTGCTACAGCAGATGCCACAACTTGTGGTTGTAACAAAGGGTCAGGGTGACGACACGCTACACCTATATAAGGATATAGCGTTGAAGCCCTGGGCCGCAATGAAATATCTTGGGAGGCCGATGTAATGGAAGCGTTTAAGAAGTGGTGGAGAAATTTAGAGTTTCCTATTTCTGGGGGCAATACAACGGATGCAAAGACTCACTTTTGTCATAAATCTCCTACTGATACGGCAAAATTCGTGTGGCGTGCAGCGTTAGAAGAAGTTATGGACAGAACCGTAGATTTTGAATTGATTCAGTGGATTAAAAAAGAACTGGAGAACTAAAATGAAAAAGAAACATGGTTGGATATTACAGGCAGTAGATGGAAGATTTGTAAATGAGGCAGGCGATGATGTCCTACGTATAAAATCTGCACGTGTATTTTCTACTCGCAGACAAGCGAGAACAGGTGATCGCTACATAGTAAAACTTAACGACGACATCGTTCGTAAAGTAAAAGTGGATAAACAAGGCAAAGCAGTTAAAATTATTCCAGGGAGATAAGAATGAACAAAAAGCAAAAACTATTCGCAGGATTTTTAGTGTTGTTTTTAGTTGTATTCATAGGTGCCGGTTGCGTTCAAGACGCCATAGTGCCAACGTATATCGAACCAGATTTAATGGCCACCAATAACGCGACACCTGTTAACGGACTCTACACTACATTATTTGACGCGAAACGGCTGCAAAGGAACTTAACTCATAAATTAGAGTATCAGAAGCTCATGGCTAAACAGGGTAACGAAGATCTTAACATTAGCATCGCTGCTGGAGAGGAAATAAAGAACACTGTGTTCGATCCAACGGGTCCACTTGCTATGATGTTCCCCGCTTTGGCTGGGTTAGGTCTTGGCAGGTACCTGAAGTCACCTCGTGAGCAGGAACTGGAAAAGAAAGTAATAGCGTAATGATCCACTTCCAAACAAGAGACGACATAATACGTTGGCTGATATCTCATTGTCCGAGAAAAGCCATCGTCCGTTCCCTCCTCCAGGACAGAGCCGAACTGCTCGGTGGGTTTAGTAATATCCCGCCGAGCGGTCGGCCTGGCTGGATCGTCAGGGTGGCATCAACACTCACTAAACGTGAGTGGATCGTGGCTGTTATACCCTGTATCGGCAAGCCTGACTATGAAATCAGGATATTGAAACAGGTGCCGTGGAAATATTATATTGACCGTCCCTTCACCAGTCCTATTTGTGCTGGTGACAGGCCGTGGTTGTATGGAGAAATGAAAGAGAGGGCGAGATGAAAGTAGGAACATGCAAAAGACTTCAATCTGCCGCAGAGGAAGTTGTCAAAAAGTTTGAGCTTGGGACTGTCACAAAGTACAGAGTTGTTACAGCTTTATGGAAACATATTCTTTTACATAATATGGATGATGTGAAAACCTCTGGAGGCTCTATAAAATTAGTAGCAAAACCTATAGGGGCTGGAGTTTGGGAAATAGAGGAGGTGTATTATAATATATCCAACAGTAATTAAACAATCAGGAACCAGGCTAACCATATCTGGCGAACAGTACGAACAGTTGGCCAAGAAGCCACAGGCGATTTTGTGGAACCGGGACGGCATGTATGGGTTGGTTCCGTTGGCCAGGGTTAAGAACCAGATCAAATACATACTTGATGTGAATAAAACATGTGACCCCGGTGATGAGCGGTGTCTTATCGAGTTCATCTGGGGCGAGACCGAAGAAATCCCGGTTGAAACCGGCCAGGCGTTAGAGAGGGATAGCTAACATAAATATAAATAGAAGGGTAAAAACTATGAACAGAAGAGAAATGCTAAAGTCGGTTATGGCTATACCCATTATAGGGTTAGGCGTAATGAAAGTAACACAGTGTAAGAGCAAACCTACTATCTCCAAAAATAAATTATTTACGGATAATCTTAATTGGGGCAGTATTGTTGTAGACCGAGGATGGGACGCGTATATAGAATCTATCCGGGCGGAACTGGAACGGATTATTGGCGAACCAGTGGAAGCGGGTTACGCGATAGTTCAACATACCACTATTAACTTTAGGTGTGATGAACTCTATATATTCAGTATAGAAAAAACAGAATATAGACGGCATGTTTGCCACCGCAAATGTTTAATAGCCATACCGGAAACGCGGTGGGTAGCTTTCTGTTGGGGTCTGAACGATGTAACAAATATGTATATTGACTTTATTCAACGATTCGATCCCAAGTATAATCCAAGAGATTATAGGGACTAACATAATACAGTGACCAGAACCCCACTGATAACAGTGATGGACGTTAACAGAAGACCAAGAAATAACTTCCAGTGGCGTTCATCCTGTTTGCTGTGGTAATCAATGTGTCCATCCAGTTTATTCCTGATGGCTCTGACATCACCGATTAAGAAGATTATCAGTTCTCTGTCACTCATGTCGCCTAATCTTTTATCAACGTCCATTATCCGGGTCTCCTTCTAACTGGTGGTGTCACCCTTCTTCTGGTTGGTGCTTGACTCGTGGTAGCCTGTTCGTCTTTGAAAATTCCCTTGTTATAGAACAAGAGTTTTGTGAGATCGCCTTTGTTCTCCCAATAGGCTTCTATATCTTTCTTCGCCAGATAGCCGGGTATAAATGTTTTAATGGAACTTAACATCTTCCACTTAGCCTGATTCCTGGTTCTATCATCGTCTGTAACAATATATTGGTACAGGCCGATAAGTAATTGGGCGAGCGGGGGTAACGCGTCCGGTGCCGCCCCAAATAAATAGCTCGATCCATAACCAAGCGTATTGAGCACCAGACCACCTATCACCATATACCGACCCCATCCCACCCTTCTACTCCAGGGGAGTTTCAACCCCTCTCTCGTTTCGCCGGTGAAGAACCTATGTGCCGCTTCACGGTGGAACTTAAAGAAATGATTCATCCACCAACTTTGTAGCCTGGTAACTGGTGTGGCCGATTTGTACTTGAACACTCCAGGCATGGCCATAGGGATATAATGATACTCGGAACAACCTGGACCAAAATCCATTTCAGCACGTAATTTTTTCTCCTCACTTGGATATAGAAACTCATGTTCCTCGGTATAAGTTCGTTTAGGATCAGCCCAACCTAAGTCTTTATGTTTAGGGTCTTCGATGAGTTCAAGAATATCATAGTAAGCCGCCTTCATGGCCGTTTCAGCGTTACTTACTGCCGACCACTGGAAGCCCTTCATCCATCCACGACCGAATATGCCCTTACCACGCTCTGACAGATCTTCAAATCCCTGGTCCCGATAGGTCTCGAAGAACAGACTTTCAGAGATAAATTTTTTACATTGTTCACTGACTGGTAATGCCGCCCTAAGATTAGATTTAGTAGTATAAAAAGCTAAATTCTGGAGAAGCTGAAACTTATTCCTGATAATTTGTTTAGGTCGTAACCCCATTACCCCGTAAATCTGTAGCCGTCCAAGTTTGCCCAGCATGTTGGTGAATGGTCTATTACTTATCTTCCTGCCAAATGGTTTCAGGACTTTATTAACTACTGTTCCGATCCCAGAATCCTTTATCATTTCGTTTAAGCGTTTATCAGTATTGGTCTGTTTACCCACAACCATGTGGTTTATAAAGTTTTCAGTCCATCGACGGGTAGAGTCGGGGATAAGATCAGAGTGTAGTGCCATCTGAATTTCAAAAAACTTCAGCGGCTTGTCCAGGTGTATTTCTTTCAGTCCTGTATACACCATCGCTTTAGTAGCTTTGATTAAATCATTTGAGAATATTGGTGCGAGTTCGTCACCAAGTTTACGTTGATACTCCATAGTATTACTAATTCTTTTGGGTGCGTTCTTTTCGGCCCAATATTTTAATTCTTCGGGCATCGGGTGTCTTCCGTCTATGATATCCTCAACCATAGTATCTACGATGTGCCTCATGTATCCAGTCTTATACGCAATGGGTTCCATGCCAAGTTCTTCTCTTACCGCGTTCTCTCTGGCGAGGATAGTTCTGCTAAGGTTACGGAAATAATTAAACACAGCCCTTTCGTCTTTAGATAAATCGGAAGGTGCCTCTTCGTTCTCATTAAGGAGATCGGCGAACCTGGCGACAGACTTAGTAGGTTTATTCTTTAACTTAGCTATCGCCTTTGTCTTTATCGTCTCCCCGCCTAAGCGTTCGATAATTCGTTTCATCACATCGAGACGTTTAGACATCTTAGCGACTTCAAGATCAAATCTCTGCTTGCCTATTGCGGCTGGTGACACCATAAACTCTACACCAAGGATCTTAGTCTTGTAGAGTTGCGGCGTTAGACCTATGATGGGCTTCTTAAATCTACGCTCTGATGGGAGTATCCCGGTATCAATCTTTTTTTCTTTGGCTAATTTATGTAAGTCATCAATATAATCCTGGGCCTCAAGGGGGGACATCTTGGCCATAGATGTCTTACCAGTTGACTTTTTCATAAACGCTCGGCGTTCTTTTTCAGACATCCCGAGAGCTTTAGGGATTTCATGCCCGGCTGCATATTGCGATTTTATTGGTTTGCTCTTTTGCTTCCCTACTTTTGTTTTATCTTCCGCCGTTTCCCAATCAAGTAAGGCGTCAAGGTTGTTCTTGTGTTCTCCTAAGAATCTAAACTCTCGCCGTTCATCTACGGTACGTTTAGTAGTTTCTATGCTACCTAATTCCTGGTGGCGGGTTTCCGCAGCAGTAAGTCGTTCAGCTACTTCCTCACTATCAAGCCCATACTGCCGACCTATCTTTTCGTTGGGAGTCTCTGCCGCTTGTTCAGGAGCGGCGGGAGTTTCTGCGATAGGTTCAGCAGCCGCAAGTTCTTTTTGTTGTTCTCTCCATGCGATTTCTTGAACATATTGTTTATGATATGGTGACGCCCGCTGTACTCTTTTTGCAAGCTCATTATCTGAAAGTTCAGATAGTGGTTTCTTCAGCATCTGTGGTGTTTCAGGACGTTCTATTATTTCTGTGGTCGCTTCGGCGGGGGTTTCACTCATAGGTGCGTCCAGTCTCCCACTAACACTGTGTTCAAAATCTTGTGTTACTTCTATGTCAGTGCCCTTAACGAATAGACGTGAGTTCCCTTCTTCATCCTTCCTTTCTTCTGTCACTTGGGTTGCTTTGTCCCCCATTTGTGCAGGAGTCTCTATGTAAGTGTTGCCATCATCACCTTTGTAGACATTGGAACCTGGGGGGATGTCTTGCGTAACCTCAACCCCTTCTTTACCAAGAATCGGGGGTTGTTCCCTGGCAACGTCAGTCTGCTGGCCAGTAGCCAATCTACCAGCCCCGCCAAGTACCGGACCGGCCACGGCACCACCCAGAGCAGCCCCACCCAGGCGTTCACCTATCGCCAGCCAGTCTGGTGAACCATCTTCCTTGGTCGGGTACTCGCCCCGGAACGCAGCCGGAACACTGAGCGATACACCTTCCTGGCCAAACTCTTCCAGGGCTTCTTCAATCGATAGCCGGGCGATCTCGCCAGACCAGCCCTTGAGTTCCTTGCCAGCGGTCTTCATCCCCTTCTTTCGGGCCACCTTAATGAAACTCTTGAGTGAATGTTTACCGCCCTCTGCGAACTTTAGAACCCGGCCCACCTGTAGTGCCTCTACAATAGCATTTAACGATCCGACCACCACACGCTCTCGCTGGGCCTGTTCCAAGAGGTCGGGTCTGGCCTCTACCTGGTCTCGTGTGAGCTTGTGCGTCTTCATTAGCGAGGAGATAGCGTCGTCGTAGGCGTAATCCCCCTCTACCATGAATCCCACGCCAAACGCTCCAGCAGGACCGAAAGCAGCCCCGGCTACGGCAGCATTAGCCATATACGGCACAGCCTCGGATATCGTTCTGGTGGTCCAGGCCAGGGCACCTGAATATTGAGGTGCGAATTTCTCCTGGGCAGACATTATCTTACGCTTGGCTTCTTTGATCCCCTTGGTGGACTCGATCTGTTCCTCACGTGTAGGCAGTGATGGTGCCCAGGGTGTTCCCACCTTACGTACCTTTTCAGATGAGATATTCAGGGCAGCGTCTACCGTGCCCACTACGCCCTTAGCCACACCAAGTTCTGCACTGACGAGACCTCGACCGACGATACCCGGAACGTCTCGTACTCTGGCCTTTGGTAGTCCAGATTCTGTCCCGAATGAGCTACCGCCCAGATCAGTATAGCCTCCGCCGAACATGCCCTGACCACCAGTAACTTTACCCACGGTTGGAAATTCCACCCCGAATTTAGAGGCAAACTCTTCAAACGGTACATCCGAGTAATTTTTGGCGTGCAACTTCGTCGCCAGATCCATATCAGAGATATCATTATAACCTGGATACTGCTGTCTGAATTGTTTTATATCCATTATCTAAGCCCTAATGGGTCATTATCTGTTTGCTGTTGTGCGTTACCTTCACGCTGGTTTAGTAACATCTTGGTCTGGTCCTTAATCGATCCACCGATCCTCGGGGATTTAACAGCGGTATTCATCAGGCTGCTGGTGTTGGGGCGCAGGAGCATGTTCTGTTCTTCTGTGACCCGGCCAAGTTCTTCCTTGATTAAACCGTATGCCTGGATCTCATCAAGTTTAGCCTTACGCCAGGCACCAGCAGTTGAACCTTCCTTGACGTTACCCTTGGCATCATAGGCCAGCTTAGAAGGGTCGAATATTTCGAGTTCTTCAGGTGCTGTCTCTTCCCAACGTCTCGGTTTCCACCAACTCGGTACCTTACCAGATGGTTGAACTCTGAATTGTTTAACATTAGACTCAAGTTTATTACGGTAGATATCGAGTTCGCTATATTGCTTCATAGAAGAACCAGACTGGGTGACAGACATAAGTTTCTCAGCCTCGGGACCGAGTACCATACGCCATTTAGCCTCAGTCGCGTTAGTAATAACACCTTGATCCTGCAACTGCTCCAGGTTCTTGAAATTACTAAGCTGTGCCTGATATCCTTGATCGAACTTGGCCATTTTAAGTTTGTAATTATTGTCTATCTCATCCATCATCTGTGTATATTTGTTCGGGTCCATCCGGTTTACCGCCGCTCTCTGGTGGGCGTTCTTCCATTCATTTTCATACTCACGCTGCATACCCGTTCTTCCAGACTTAACCTTTTGCTCGAACATACTCTCGGGAGTAAGATTACTACTGGCGGGGTTTACAAATTGTGGATTTGCCATGATTACCCTCTTAGAATCCTGTCGCTTTATTGCCGAGTTTTTGGTTTAGTGCCGTCAG